ATGAAAGGGGTTATATTTATTATGAAACATTTGTATATGATGTTAAAATTGGCTTGTTTCCTAGACTTTTTGCCCCTTGTTACTGATTCGTTACTAGTTGAGCACCTACTCAGTGGCACATCATATATTTATAATGCTCTTTTTAGTATAAGAAACATCGAAATTAAAATGAAAAATCTATCATTGTTTACTGATATTTTTTATATAATATTCCCTTAGTTATATCAATATACATTGACATCTATATAATTTTATGATATACTATAATCAAGAAAGGAGGTAAGGAAAGTGGAAAAGAAGTTAAAAAAAATGCTTCGAATATTGGACCTATTCGAAGCGCTAGTGATTAAAATCATTTCCTTGGTCGGATGGATTTTGATTCTAATCAAACTATTTAACTAAGTAGGTTGAGAGGCTTGTCCTCTCTTCCTATCACTATTATAAAACCACTTTTAAAAGAAAACAATGGAAAAATTAATTTTAAAAGCTATCGAATTGATTGGACTTATTGCAGTATTAGTATTCTTGATTTCAAAATTATTCTAAGGGAGGTATAACCGTGTCAACTGAAGCGCAGAAGAAAGCTAGCGCAAACTATGCTAAGAAGATGACGAAATGTGTCAATCTTGCATTCAATAAGAAAACAGATGCAGACATTCTAGAAAAACTTGATCATGTCGAATCTAAAATGGGTTACATTAAAAAACTTATAAGAGATGATATTGAGAAAGCAAAAAAGGACCAGAGCAATTAAGCCCTGGTCTTTTCTTATGCTTTAAATTGTTGTGTAGTCGAGATTTAGTCGAAATTAAGTCGAGTTTAGTCAACATCTTTATGAATAACCTCATAATAAAACTTAAATTAGACTTTTTTCAAATACTTTCTAGCAACCCAACCGCTTGGAATCTTTGCCCAATCACCATCGAATTTAGACACAGTAACACGAGTGCCATAATTTAGACAGCCGTCCTTATCGTAATCGTGGGCTTTAGCATTCTTAGTCAATTCCTCATATGTCTTTCTTCTATAGTTAGCCCCTGGTCCTGTTCTGACACTTAAATCACTAGCAGTAATCATATAAGTACCTAGAGTACTAGATGCATTGCTCTGTGGCTTAGGTGTAGGAGTTTCAACATGTTCGTTTACACTCTTATTTAAGATACCCTCTACAATTGCCTTTGCACATAAGTCACTATTCCACTTCACTTTATCAATAGCGTTGTCAACAAAGCAGCACTCAACTAGAAGTGCTGGAGAATTAGTCTTTCTCAACACATATAACTTTGTAGATGTTTTAACACCTCTATTTCTAATACCTAGAGTGTTAGAAATATTCTTGACGATTCTTTCAGCTTCATCTTTGGCTTTTGAGTTGTCGCTATAGACATATACCTCTGTACCTGTTCCGCCTCCAGCGTTGAGATGAATAGAGACATCTAAGTCAACCTTATGATCATTACACTTATTTACAATTGCTTTTAAGTTAGAATTCTGGTCTTTTCCATTATCATCAGTACAGTCATATACTGTATGTCCGTTTGCTCTTAGCAACTCAATGACTTTATTTTTAACTTTTCTGTCTTCATTGACTTCGTCTAATAATCCACTTGCTCCACGACATTTTAAGCTATGTCCACCATGTACGTTAAAATTCATACTTTATACCTTCTTTCTTATAATTCAATTCCTTCGATTTCCGCTCTAATCTTAAGAGTGCGAATATAATTTCCTAAATGCTTCTTTTGCTCCTTGAGTAACTCAAGCGAACATCTAGGAATGACTGTCAAAGTACGTGCTTCGTATTTGACAGTCATATCATCTAACTTGTCATATCTGATTTTAGCCTGCCAGTATTCCGCTTTGAATCTGTCCTTATAATCAGAACTATTCATAAGTTCTACAGTGTCTTGTAATTCCATTGGTTAGTCCTCCATCTTAATACATCTGTTTTCTAATTTTTGATAAGCGTCAAAGTATAATTCTTTTTTATCTCCATTATAAGTGCACTCGAAGTACATGCCATCAAGAAGTGTAGTTGATAGTAGTGCCTTATTGTTCTGAAGTGTCTTGCATACCCACACTACATAGATATCGAAATCCTGTGGATCTTCTAGATGTTCTTTTGTATATCTTCTTACTTCTTCAACTGCAATCTTTAGAAATTCGTCATTACCCATTGTTATTCTCCTTGTTGATAGCGTTTTCTGCTACTTCTAAGCCTTTAGTTAAAACAGATGGTACATTGTCTCCGGCTTCCACAAAATTCTCAATGATGCTTCTTAATTCATTGATAATGAGAGATGCCAATGTAAACCATCCCACATAAGTTGTGATAGTCAAATCGATATTAATTGTTTGTCCAATCTCGATGAAAATCGCTGATGCGAGAAAAGCAACGAGTACCATTAACCAGTACCCTAACTTTTTCCATACACCACGCACTCCCTTGACGCTGTTGTCTTTTCCTGTTAGTCGTGATTTTCTAACTCCTGTAATATAATCAATGATATTTAATGTTAAAAAGCCTACGAATAAAAACCAATGTGTGCCTAATGCAGCAGTCAATACTGCTACAATAGTGCCTCCGATTGCGTTAATCGCATCCATATATTTTAATGATGTGTCGTATAATTTCATTTTAATTCCCCTTTGTTTTTTTTATTTGTTTGCTAAAACTCTCGGAATCATAACGAATCCTGTTATATAAGCACCTTTGGCAACAGTCACAGAATCCATTGATATGAGTGCCAATCTATTGCTGGATAAAGAAGGATAGTATCTAATCGCCAATCTGTATCTATTGTCCGTTGCAACAGCGCTAAAGAAATTACCTATACCACCAATAAGGCTGGGAAGATTTCCATCTCCTGGAGAGTACCCTGTTCCTGCCGAAAATCCTGTATTGTTGGAAAATGAACCGTCATAGGAAAGGAATACAAAATACCCGTTATAGCGATACTTGAATGTGATACCACATGCGTTCCCTAACGTAACTGGTGCAGACCATCCAATAGGTTGCATAACTCTATGCTGTAGTTTTCCATCCTTAAGAACAGGAATCCATGTATCGGTCTGATTTTCTGTATCAAAATCAAAAGTGTAGCCATTGTACGACTGCGCTTCTAGAGGCATATCCACCTTTAACTTGCCGCTTTCAGCCTTGCATCCAACTCCAATCCCTTTACCATCAGCAGAAAAATCAAGCAGCTTGAACGAAGGAACGATAGCAGCATAAGCTGCAACGCCATCTGTAGTGAAGTAATCCTTCACAAGCACTCTGAATGAATAAGCATTATCTGTACTGAACTTGCCAGCAGATGATATATACATCTTATTTTCTGCACCGTATGAATCCGTGTAAGTTGCAAGAGTTGTCCATGTCTCGCCATTTTTATACTGGATCATGACAGTCTTATCATTTTTGTTTGCAACAGGTGCAATTGAAAATGAATAAGTAATCTTCACTGCCGTGCCGTCATCGTCTGCTTTGTTAGTCGATACATTCCAACGCTGAGCACTCACATTCTTAACGGTTGGTGAGTACCACTCTGTAACATCAATATTTTTGGAGAGTGTAGCCTTCTGCCCTCTTGAATCTGTAACTGTCGATTTAAGAATAACTGTGTCAGAGGACTTAAACGGTTGAGTAATGAACCATGTATTAGGTCCTTGAGCAATCTGTCCATCAACCTCATTGTAATAGTAAGTGATTTTTGCACCATTCTTCGTTGAAGTAGATACATTGAATTTAACTTTCGAAATGCCTTGAATAATTGTTGATGCACCGAATCTGTTCGCAATTGCAGTATCATCATTTGCATATGTAATACCTGTGATAGTCGGTTCATATCCCGATGGCATCAACAAATCTAATCGGCAGTAGTTAGTACCGATGTACTTTCCGGCACGGTTATATGTATCTACCTTAAAAGTCAGATAAGACTGTGATGCGTTAGTCATCTTATCAATGAGCGAAACCGGAACTGTCCACTTGAATTCATCATTCCACTGATTATCAGCAATCTGTACATTGGTATCATAATAGCTGTACGAGATAACATGTCCAAAGTCAGATGATGCTCTAGGCGTCTTGATTGTCACACTGTTTCCAAAATAAACAGACGCTGGAGAACAGTATGGCTTAGTTGCTCTAGGAATGACATCGCAGTCGATGCCACCAGAAGCAGATACACTACCTACATAGTGGCCTGAAAGAGTTACCTTCAGTTCCTGTGAGAATGAGAAATCAAAATGCTTACCACCGTTATTGTCATGAGGAATCTTGATGTTTGTGACTGTCGCAAGAGTCTTAGTTCCACCACTCGTGCCGACACTTACACCACCCGACCAGATAAGGACACCATTAGCCCACATAGAGCCGTATTTTGTAGCACTGGAATTGATATTCCACTTATAGTACATTGTCAATTTAGCAGTCCACAAATCATAGTTGCCATCCACGTTGACACTTGTTCGTGTCATTGTCATTGTGACATTGCCATTTCCACTTGCAAAAGAAGCAGAACATGATGAAGATGTTGCCATTAGTCACCACCCACTTTCTTAAATGTTAATGATCCATCGCTGTTAACAATGAATCCGAAGTTTCCAATCCTTAATGAATTAGAAACCTCAATGTTTGAGTTATACATTCTGTTGTTAGCAAAATACGCTACTTCGTCATTATTCTGAAGAATAGAGTATTTGCTGTTTGTCTGTCTAGTTCTGAACTCCGAATCCTGTTTACCAATCTCGATGCCTTCTGCGTTGAATCTGATATAAGTGTTCAATTGAGTCTGATTGCTTGATACTGTATCAGAAAGAGAACTAAAGTCTTCTTTCTTGACAAAATCCATCTGAATAGTATCTGTAGTCTGCTTTAGTGTAGATACAGTAGAAGAAAGATTCGCTCCATCAACCGCACTGTAATAGTTTTCTGATACAGTCTGTAAGATAGATGTCTTAGTCTGCTCTATGGACGAAGAAGCATCCTTGGTTGCTTGTTGCAGTTGACTATTCAAATTGTTAATTCTGTTATCATAGTCATCAATGATTGACTTTAAGTCATTTGCAAGGGTAGGCGTTGTAGTTGTATAAGTTCCATCATCCCATAATATCTTTGACCTAACCCAATAATAATGATTATCGATATAGTCATCCGGAACACTTTTCCATCCGTCACTGTTTTCATCAGGCATTTGTGTTGAAGAGTCAGACAAGTAATATTCTGGAGTGATTGAACGGATGCCCTGTCCGTCTTCACCATCGTTTACTTGCACAAGTGTTGTGCTTGCAGATGCCTTAATCATATAATTAACCTTCTAACTGTGCGCTGAACGTTGCTTTGTTAGTAACATCTCCTGCGCTGATTGTATATGTAGACCCCGTTGCCACCGAAGCAGTTCCTCCATCCTTGTACCATTTGATAGTTCCTAAACTAGATAAAGCAGCACCAGTCACTTCCACTCCGCCTTTGTAAACATGAGCAGTTAAAGTTGTGGCAATAGCGGTATTCTTAAAGATTGTTCCACCACTCGAAGTAATTGCCATTGTGATAGCATCCTTACCGTTAGTTCCGTTGATTCCGTTTGTGCCTTTGTAGGATACAGAATATGATTCGGTAGACTTGCCGTCAGAGTAGTTTACAACGGTCTTAGTCCATAGATACTGGCCATTTGCCACGTTAGGAACTGTTGGGCTCCATGTCCCTGTTGGGGGAGTAGTGCCACTTGTGCCTGCTTGATATGTAACAGATGTTGATTTTACAGTAACGCTTGTACCGTTTGTACCATTTGAACCGTTTGTGCCCTTGTAAGAGACTGAATAGGCTTCTGTTGATTTACCATCAGAATACTTGACTACTGTCTTAGTCCAAAGGAACTGACCATTCGGTACATTTGGAACAGTAGCGCTCCATTCTCCTGTCGGCTTAGTAGTTCCACTTGCCCCAACCTGATAAGTAACAGAAGTCGAACTTACAGTAACACTTGTACCATTCTGCCCGGTTGCGCCTTTAAAAGCAATTGAGTAACTGAATGTCTTATTGATTGTGATATCACCTTTCACAACAATAGGAATAGTGATAGTGCCGCTCTTAGTTAATGCAGATGTTGCAGTAATAGTGATTGTCGGTTGTAATGATTTGCCGTCCGATACCGCTGAAATGCCAGTCGGACACGTAATATTTCCTACAGTGCACGAAACCTGTTCGCTCCCACACAATGCCATCACCTGTGTAGTTGTTGTCTGTGTGCCGCTCACTGAATTAGTAGTACCTAAGAATGTATAGTTATCATTCGTCAATACCACCGAATAACCATCAGTTAAGTCGATAACGTCAACTTGGCTGACTGCCTTAATTCCCATATTTTCCCTCCTATACATTTAACTCGCAGTTGAATACTGCCTTGAATTTAATGTCCTTTGCTGAAATAGTAAACATGAATCCGTTATCATTGAGTCTTGTATCATCTAGCGGAATCTTGCTGAATTCTGTCTCTCCATGCCTTTTAATGAGCCACTGCAGATATGCATTATCTCCAAATGTTTCTCTCAATTTTGAAGAGTTATCAATCACAACTCCACCCACATAGATATTTACTGTGAATATAGTTGCCACATCACTGTTCTTGAATGTCGTGCCATTTGATGATTCTATACACAATAATATAGAATCCTCGCCCTTCGCTCCTGTAATACATACCGGAGTACTGTATGTGACAGTATTGTTGATCGTCGTAGCTGTTCTCTGCCATATATAGAATCCAGGACGCCAAGTCGGTGCAGTCTCTGACCAACCTGTTTTGGGAGGCGTAACGCCATCGGTAGAACTAGCATATTCGCATACGAATTTCTTAATAGAACCCTGTGCTTCTTTAAGCGCTTCGTCAGCCTTATTCTCAACTCTCTCGAACGCCCTTATTTTCAACTCGCCCTTTTCATTGAGGTAGAAACTTGGGTCACTTATTTCACCTTCATTGTTTCTTTCACCTATCTTGATGACTCCAGTTTCTAGATTCAATTCAAACATTTCGCCACTGATGGTCCCTGTGGTAATAGCGTTTGCACTAAAATTGCCTTCTAAGTCAAATGCAATCTTCGTGAATGTCTTACCACCATCAACACTGTAGCCTAATCCTCCGCTAGTGAATTTCCACATCTTAGTGTCATCACGCAAAGTAGGAGTGTTCATGATTGACCATCCGCTCGGGAATCCATCCTCATTGACATCTACTCTATAATAGCCACCATTATGTCCTAGAATATTCTCACTCGTCTTTTTAAGAGCACTAGTGAGTGTATTGTATAATCGTTTCATTATCATTTGAGTAGGTGAGTTTGATGTGCTCATCACGATTTCACCGTTTGAGCCTTTACAAGTGATGCTATCTTTCATGCCCGTTAAGACAATTGTGTGTTCACTTAAAATGACATTATGGAACACACCACTGTTATCTTCTACTTTAATGATGTCACTTATCTGTAATGACGGATTCCCTCTCCATTCAACAGTCGATGGACTATAAGTTAATCCATTCACTTTCTTGTATATTCCATCGAGAATCTCCTGTGTCATATACGGATTCTCAAATGATATGCCATAGCCGTTACCACTAATCAATCCATTGCATGACACACTTGTGATCTTCACATCATTGTCGGATGTTAACTTGAATCCACTCTGAAACTGATTATCCCATTTGACTTTAAAGCCACTGTCTTCAAACCAGTAGCCAATCAATTTGTTGTTTTCATTCATGCGCCCATTCAATCCCATGAGTCCTAAGCAGTAGCTCATAAATGTTTTACATGTAATGTTTTCCTGGTAGCCATCCAATGTAATGCTTGGAATATTGTCAATTGCAGATGTTATATTGCACTGTCTGCATATATCTTGTATTGCTTCTTCTAATAACGCTGGATATTTAATGCCTGGCTTGTATTCTGCATTCATTCTATAGATGCTATCGTATCCGCTGACAGTAACAATCTTACTGCCCATGCTGCTTTCTATCTCATCTATATAAAAGGTTCCTTTATCTACAAACTCATATTTGCCATTCACAAGCAGTCCACTTTGAATGCTGAATATTCCGTTTTTTAAAGGGATTGTATCATTAGGCATTTCGAACTCCACGACTGCCTTCGCACTGTTGAGTTCACCAATTGTGACTTTTTCATCAGAATTTGCTATCTCATTCAGTGAAACAGAGATAACTTTATCATCATCCAATAAAGTATCTCCGTTGAATTTCACTCTTGCTTTAATGCTTCTAGAAGGACCAACTATAACATCTTGATATTGTCTGCTTGTGTTAATCATCATTTCCCCTCCTTCTGATTATTTCTCGATAAGGTTGAATGTTATACTATCCCATATCCATTCTTGACTTGCCCTATCATATTTGAACATCTGACAGTTTCTGTCACCGACATAAGCTGTCATTGTTCGTTTTCCAAGTTCCGGATCTAGGTATGTGACAGTAACGAATTCATCCTTAACGGCTTTCAACAGGCGTTCTGCCTTTGACTGTGGAATAGCAGCAAAGGTCAAGATGACTTTCTTCTTGACCCCCGCTCTATCTCGTAGCGTGTCTCCGTTTTGGTTTCTTCCGCTTCCGTCCTCCCTGTCAACATCACTTAGCTGTACTTCGTATTTGCTAGGGAAACATCCATAGCCGTTTATAACTAAAATATAATCCATGTTGTCTCCCTCCTTTTAGAATAATAAAGGACTATGTCCTGTCTGTTTGACTTTGCCATTGTGGTATTCGATGACAGACTCACCGATTGCTTTGCCGTTTAGAACGTTCTGTACTGTGATTCTCGTAGTGCCACCAGCACCAGGACTATTCACACCACTCATTGCACTTCTTACGGCACTTGCAATACCCTGTACAATCTGATCGTTATTCGCAACAGCAGTTCTGCGACCGATACGACCTACTAATTCCGGTCCGGCTTCTCGAGCAATGAACATCTGACCTGTGTCCGGAAAACCGCCTGTAGCATAAGAAAACAAACCAATGTCAAAGCCAAAATCACCGATTTTGAATCTCTTTTTATCCGTCTTAAGGTCTAATTTCATAGGTTTAGAACTAGGAATCGAGCGCATGAATGCATCGAGAATATTAGTTGCCGGCTTTGTGTTAACTTTAAATTCCGCTTGGTGAGACTCAAACTGCTTTTTACTGTTTTTACTAGTCTTATCAACTTCGTTAGTGACTTTATGACTGTCGTTGCTGATTTTCTTGGCTAGGTTGTCAATATACTTCTGACCTTGTTCAGTACCATTCTTTTGTGCATCTTTCAATTCGCTTGCATAGCGTTTTCCGTCTTTGCTCTTTTTGTCGATTCCATACTTATCAAGTAAAGACATCAAGGCATTGTACTGCTCTTTTTTAACTGCTTTGATATCGTCAGCCTGTTTTTTCAGATTATCATACTGTTTCTTTAACTCATCCTTATCGGCTTGTGTTAATTCAGCGCCTTTCGCTTTTGCAGTAGAAAGCATCTGCTCGTAAGTCTTACCTTGACTGAATGCTTTCTGAGCCAAGTCGCTAAGCAACTGAATTCTCGCCTGTTTGCTTGCTTCCTGTTCTGTCTTACTTAAGGTCTGCCATACTTTTCCGTTTTCATCGCA